CTGAAGCCAGAGAGTACGAGCGTTATCGCTACCGCCTACGTCAAGAGCTTTTCTTTCGTCTACAGTCTGATGCCAGGTTACTTTACGGCTCTTAGTGATCTGAACCGAAATTTCAGTATCAGTTGTGTTTCCACCAACTGTTGCAGTCTGAGCAGCGGTGAAATCACTTGCTGCACCTGCTCCGGCTACAGGAACTTTGACATAAGTTTTGTCTTCGCCCATGCTACCAACATTAACGGATTCAGGAGCGAAATTTCTATTAACAGCTCCAGTGAAACCTTCTTCTTTTCTTGCGACCTCGTATATTTTACTATAAATATGCGGATATAGGCCAGCATCAATTACGTTTGCCATAACTTCTTACCTTTCAATCAATCATCAATAATTTTTACATCTGTGTTTGGCGATCCGTCTTCTTTTACCATGAGTTTAGCTTGTGCAACGCTATCCATTGCATCAAACTCAGACCGTTTAATAGTCGACCCACTAATCGCCTTTCCGTTTTCGCTCGGTGGAACCCCTCCACCTGAAGCGTTGTTGCCCGGAAAACTACCCGGAAATTTAGTCTTGACATCCGAATTTAGGAATTCGCCTACAGTCATATTCCCTTTTAGCCCCGGTCTTGCGACACCTTCACCATTGACAACTACCACTTCACCATCTACACGAGCTAGATGAGATGTCATGTAAAGTGCGAGCAATTCTTGATTCTCTGGTTTAATTTCAGCTTTTTGCATTGCTTTAGTTAATGCTGTTCCTATTGTAGCACCGTTGAGGTCTGTTTTGAGATCTTTATTTTCGTCTGCTAGTTCCGCTATTCTCTTATCAAAGACCGCCTGCTGTTCGGCTTTGTATTCTGCAAACTTGGCTTCGGCATCTTTATCGTTTTTACTGTTTTTACTTAGATTAAGATTAGCCTCTGACAACGCAAGCTTTGCATCATCCAATTCCTTTGCTGTTTTCTTTAGGTTCTCCTTGATCGACTTCCTGTCGTTCTTGACTTCCTCATAAGAAAACTTCATCCCTGCTACATCCGGGTGAGAGTCGATCCCTTCGACTTTGAGAAAGAACTTCCCGTCCTTTTCTTCGTACTCACTTGCCATTTCCTCTGAAACACCTTCCAAATTCTCTAAAACTGCTTTCATGTCAATTTCCTTTTAAAAAAGCTTCCTGCTTTATAACCAAATGGCTCCCTGCCATACTACGTAATTCTATCCAACTGCTTAAGGGTCAATGTCTCACCCTTATCATTAACAAATTTATCCAACGGGACACCTGCCCGGAATTTCTCTGCCTTGCCTATCCCAAGAGCCTTGTTCTGCACGCTCTTAGGCTGATCCTTCAGCCATTGAGGATACGTGGTCTTAGCCGGTACTTGCCCGTTCATCGAAGCCCTGGTACTTGCCGGTAACTCTTTAGCCGGTATGTCCATTTCCTCAAAGCTCTTCAATACAGGGCTTGTGGTAGAACGGCAATTCCAATGCTGTGGTGGTCTCGGCCCTTCTCCGACAGGAAACACATCACCGTCAAGGGTCATGCATCTCTCCGTAGTCCTGCCGTCCAAAGTAGCGACATACTGAACGCCCTTAATTATATCGTCATTAGCTTTGTAAGTTGCCTCTCTCGCATCTGTCATAACCTGATTAGTTGACGTTCTTACAATAGCCTCCATGTGTCTTCGGGCTGTCTCTGCTGTGCCATCCTCGAATAACTGAGCAGCGGTCCCCTCTATCCGCTCTACTAATTGCGGTACAGATTCACCCTCTGACAATCCTATCCTAAGAGACGTATATATATCATCTGCTGTAGATTTCTCTAATTTCTTCCACCAATTACCCATTATATCACCTTCAAACGGGTTCTTAGTGACTAAACTCTGCAATGTTCTAGGTGCCGGAGCTATGAAATCGAATTGAATAGGCGTGATCTTAGTCAACGTATTTACCAGACTTTTAGCTGCTGAGTCCGATGCTAATACCAAATCGTCTACTAACTTATCTCGCAAATTAGCGTAAACAGTTCCCTCTCTTATGACTTTCCTTAATTGAGCGAGTCTAAAGTTTTCTTCAGTAACGTTTTCAGTCCTCTGAACGCCCCTGAGAGGCTTCGGGAGCTTATCAACGATGTCTGGCAGTACTTCGTCATTAAACATCGCAACAATCTGCTGTACCTCCCTGTTTTCAAACCTCTGCAAGAACAGATTCCGCTTGATTGAAGCTGCTAATAGTTTGTCGTTTGTTGATTTAGGCATTATCATCCTCTATATTCACGCTTGACAACATACCCAAAGATGGCCCCATTGACTCGATCTTGCTTACAACTTCGTCAACATCTACTGATTCGTCTATAATTCCCCTGCGCTTAACCTCTTTAATCGCTGTCTCTTGATCTATTAACCTCTTCTCGTACATCCTGATAATAGCGTCTATGTCTTCTGAAGCTTTCAATCCAAGACTAAAATCAGAGTATACCTGAACCTCAAAATCTTCTGGGACTTCTTTGCCTAGCCATTTAGCAGACAATCTGAATGCATTTTCAACGGCAAACTCAAATTCTCTTATCCAAGCCTGTACCGTGCTCTGTAATTTTGCCTCGCTAATAGCCTGTCCAGTAGCTTTGACGTTCCCTAGCTTAGACATTATCGGTTGTAACCCTAATACCTCCATTCTCTCTTCTAAGCTCACTAAATCTTGGTTTCCTACTTCTGCTGCTTTGCCTGTGTGTTCTATGTATGATATATCTGCATCTGAATTAGTTGTTGCAATCATGTTGTTCGGGCCGAGTACAAACCCGGCATCTATCTCAGCCTGAGTCAAGCCGATAGCCTTTAAAAGAGGGAAGCGAATATACCGCAATATGTTCCTCTGATCTGACATGCTCTGCCAATGTGCAAGATTTAACCACGCCAAACGCTCGTAAGGTGGAAAGCCTACAAGAAAGTCTATCTGCCTTGTGTAGAAAGACTCTAACGGTATAGAACCAAAACTGTGAGTAAAGGCTTCCTCGAACACGTATTTATCGCTATCTTTATCCCATATATACAGCGTTTGATCTGTCGGAGTAATGACCCTTATGCGATTAACTACCTTCTCGCTGAAATTTCCGACAGGCTCATATGTTATCTCTTTTATCCGCACCTGAGTCAATACAGGCTGTCCGTCTAGTCCAAGTTCTGTTCTCCAACCTATGATATTGTGAGGGGGAATGAGAATCCAAGACGGTCTTTGCCCTATTTCAAGCTCTTCCCCTAGTGATCTGTCTATAATATTGCCCTCATCATCAACGTTCTTTGGAAACGTGACGAGCGTACTTGCAACACCATATGTAGTGGACATAGCAAACCAATCCCTACCATATTGTGTTATATCTCTGCCTTTCCCGTCTACGTCTTTAGCCAATTCGTCTAATTCAGGCGTTGAGTTTATCAGCGTAACCGGTTTGCTGAACGGTTTAGCTACCACCTTCTGGATCGTGTCTGCGAATGCATTATACAATATCGACCTAGCTAATCTGCGGTTATATTGCGTTGCCAACTCCCTATCTTCCATAGGGAGCCATTTTGTGCCTGCTTTACGCATAGCCTCGGTTCCACCTAGCAAATCGTCAATTAGACCCCATTTTGTAGCCATAAGATCGTATCCGTGAGAGGTGTTGTTTACCTTGTCTTCTGTTTTATCAGGCATTATTTGTCCTTATCCTTCAAACCGAGTAAATGCTTTAACGTTGACTTCTTACTTGCCCTTGCGTCCACATATCGAGATATGAGAACTACTATTGCGATAGGCAAAAATATCTTCCAGAACGGGGTTTCGTTTGTGGTCTTGAATGTTTGAATACGAGAATCCACCTCGTTTTGTATCATTGTCAATACTTCTTTCTTGGTGTATACGTCTCCGCCTACCTCGCTGATCTTGTCTACAAGCTCTGGTTCTACCTCAGATTCCATGTTTGGCTTTATTACGGGCTTAACGTTTGTGTTGTCGCAGCTTGTAACAAACCAAACGAACAGTATAAGCACCGCAACAACCCCAATGCAGTACCACACGGCTTGCAGGCATTCTTTTTTTGTTAGCATTACATCCCCTTAAATATCCACCAAACAGCCAATGTCACAATGACAATCACACATGCAACTAACAAATGGTCTTTGTCTTCTTGATCCATGCATTGTTTATCCTAACTAAAAATATAGGGGGAGGAAAACACTACTAAACCCCCCCCTCCGTAACTCAAAGTCCTAAGACTTGAACCTGCCCTCGAAAGAGCAGGGCGGTTTAATCCTTGATTCGCAA